ATAAATATCAACGTATTATGAATATATTTGAATCATTAAATGAAGAACAAAAAGATAAAATTAGATTTGAATTTAATATTAAGCAATCTGTAAATATATTACATAATTAATTTATAAAATGATATTACATATCATTTTATATTGTTGTTCGCTTCGCTCTCAACTAAATCGCGCGAATTTATAATATAATTATCATATAAAAATACATCATTGTAATATTTTCATATAATACAATTTATATGATAAATAAATTTTACTGACTATATTAACTATAAATTATCATAACAGATTATACATGATGAATAGTTATAATTTTTCTTTTAGTTTTAAATATTTTAATTTATATTTTAAATATTTATTATAATATCCACCATATCTAATTACATCTCTACCTAATGGAGCTAATATAGCATGACTAATAGCAAAAGTTTTAAAATCGCTTCTAAAATTACCAATATGATTGTGGCATATTTCTGGTATTCTAAAAGAATTTCTATTTTGATCATTATGTGGATTTAGATCTCGATTAAAAAAAAATAATTCATTAACATAACCTATAGATCCCATGGTATAATTAGTAGATATATAAATGTTACCAACAACTACTTTTTGGTATATTTCTGTTAATAATGTTTTTAAAACATGAAATGATTCGCCAAATCCACAGAAATTTAAATAAATAACAGTTTGATTTATATATGGTACTAGTATAGTATCTCGAGCACCTCCATCTGGATTTATTGGAAGAAATAAATCAAAAATATTACCTTCAGTATTAACTATTGTTATATTATCACTACTAGTCGGAAAAAAATTATTATGCCATCTCATAACATTGACATCAATATCACATATTGTAATTGTAATATTTTCAGCTAAACCAGGAAAATGTGCTAAATGGGCAGGATTACCTCTTGCTTGTCTAATTAGATAAATAATAAAATATAAAGTTCTACCATGACCATCCATTAATAAAATATTACTTTTTCGATTTATTATTAAATCAGAAACTATTGCATTAGATCTTACATATAAATTCTCGATTTCTTCTCCAGTTCTATTAAAAAATAATTGTGAATATGGAATAATACCTATAACTGGAGCTGGAATAGGATTAAGAACAGGAGCAGGATCAGTTAAATCATCAACCCATTGGTAAACAGTTTTTAATCCTAATCTATTTCTTAATTCTATAATTAAATCAGATTCTGATTTGCTTGGTTGTAAAGTAATTTGATTAAGTGCTTGTAATCTAGGAATTATTCTATTTGAATTAATAATATTTTGAACTATATATTTATAATTATGATTATCAATTTGTGAATCAGTAATAAAATGTTGTAAAACATAATTAACCATACGTTGTAAAGCCGTTACATCAGTATTCCAAATTCTATTTGTCCCTGGTATAATTAGATCTAGAATATTTGCTGCAAAATAATCAGGAAAATTAAAAGTTTCAATACGTGCATTAAATATAGCAGGATTGTGAATAATTAATGCATCTATAATAGCAATAGCAATTTCAACTTGAGCTATAATATATAATATAAATTATAAATATTATACTTAAATATAAATATTATTTTATATTTGTTGTTCGCTTCGCTCTCAACTAAGGGGGTGCAAAATTAATTTATATATTTTAATATGATATTTAGGTATGATATTAAAAATTGAAGTAAACTTGTATTACTATAAACTTAATTAATTAATTTATTTTTTAATTCATTCAAAAAAACAATCATTTTCTCTATTTTATGTCCATAATTACCAGGTCCTCCTGGAAAATGATGTATTGTTTTATTACTATGAATATTATGATCATTATTCACAACAAGTGTTTTTACACCTTTAGACATTTAAAACGCCGATTTTATTCCAGATAATTTTTAGTTTTCTTAACTCTTGGTTTAGAAGTCTTAACATACTTTTCACTTCTATCATATGCTCCTTTAAAAATATTAACATATGATTCAATAGATATATCTTTTAATGCCTTCTTAATGTTCTTCTTTATTTCTTCATGTGTTAAACCATCTAACTTTTGTAATTTTGACTTTAATATACTAAAGAAATTTTCAATGCTGTTCGTAAAATGTTGATAAGGAACACTATACAATAATTTATTATTCTTATTAACTAATTCTTTTATTCTTTCACTTCTATGAGAACTCGCATTATCTAAAATTATTAATTTTTTCTTGTACTTTGATGTTATATTCTTTTCTAAAAATTCATATAATCTATCTGTATTTATTCCACTCTTTTCATATAAAGTATATCCTAAAGTTCCTTTGGTTGATATAGCAAATATTCCTGTATATTTCTTGAATACTTCTTGAGATTCCGTTTTTATTACACATCTTTTACCAACATCACTATAACAATGATGTCTTTTCTGTAATGATTTAATACTTGTTTCATCAATGCAAATAATATCATCTAATTTATATTTCTTAATCACTTTGTAAAATTCTTTTAGATTTTTATTTATATCAATATCCTTACCAAATCTCTTAGTTGGTTCGTGTCTAAATCTTGTAATTTTTAAACTTACATTATTATCTTTAACTATTCTTGATAAGTGTCTTTCAGATATATCAATATCAGGAAACTTAATTTTTAGTTTTTCCAATAAATCTTCCATTGTAATTGTTTTATTTATTTTAATTTGCTCTAAAATAAATTTAACTTCATTCTTATGAACCTTATAAGCAACAGGTTTTCTATTATGTCTTTTAATTTCACCATTATTTTCAAACTTATCAACCCAACGCATTAAACTTCTAACAGAACATTTGAAAATTTGACATACTTCTTCTTGTGTATTATCACCAACTAAATAATAATCGACCGCGGATTGTTTATAATCTTCCGTTTTATGATCTGGCATTTATATGATATAAATATATTATATAGTATAAAATAATTTTAATAATAAATTAAGTTAAACAACCATTGTTTTCTTCTTTGATGCTTTCTTTTTGGGTTTTACTTCTTCAATAACTTCATTTTCAATTATAATATTTTGATTTGTTTCTGATTTAATTGAATTAGATTCATCATCACTTAATTCATCTTGTTCTATTTTTATTTTTTTAACAATATTTAATAAATATGAACTTATTTGTAATTTTTTTTGTGAAATTTCATTTTCTAATTTTATAATTAGATTATTATTTACTTCACAATATTCAATTATTTCTTTTTGTTTTTCTAAAGAGGGAACTGGAATTTTAAGTTTTTTAAACTTATCAATGTCTAAATTTTTTTGTGCTGTTCCTCTCGCACAATTATAAATAATTGTTTGGTTTTCATTTAAATAATACGCTATATATTTATGTAATAAATTATTTGATTTTGGTTTAATTGACAAACCACTATCATTTAAAAATAATTTTTGATTTACTATACGAGCACACTTTAAAGATAACGCAAATCTTCCAATTAATATATTAAATCCATCACGATTATATGTATCTGTTGTAAATGTTTCTCTACCGCTACCAAATACAGGATATTTTCCTTCTTTATTATTTTTTTTAACAATTCTTGTTCCATAATTAATTTCACATAATTCATCCAAAGTTTTAATTGTAATATCATCTTCATAAACTTCATCTTCAAGATCATCTTTTAAATATTCTGCATAATTCAATGAATAATTATTTTTAGATAATTCATCAATACTTACACCACCTTCAATTAAATCATACTTTACATCATTATCAGGATTGTAATCATAAAAATGTACTTTGGTTGTTTGATGAGTTTTACTAAATTTATATTCTCTTCCTGTTTCTTTTTGTGTTATTTTTGATACTTTAATATTTGTTTCTAATGCATCTTTTCCTTCACGCTTCTTAATGAAATAAAATACACATGTTTTAATTGTTGTATGTGTAAATGTTCCTGCTGGTAAATATATAACTTCTTTCAAATCACATGTTTTCATTAAAAATTCTCTTACTGCTACTAACGCATTACTTTTACTAAATAATTCTTGTCCTTCTGGTAATACTACAGCACATCTTCCATTAATTTTTAATTGATATATAATTGCTTGTAAGAACAATGGAACGGCACTATTAGATTTAATTGGTAAATATTCATTTCGTAATGCGTGATTAATATCATCGTATGTTAATCCATCTATTCCAAAAGGAGGATTTGCTAAAATTATATCATATTTATTAGTTATAGGATTACGAATACTATCACCTTTTTCTAGTACATCAAACATATGACCTGATGAAATTAACATATTAGATACTGCTAATTGATATGTATCAGGTTCTGCTTCTCTTCCACCTAATCCTTGCTTACGAATAAAATCCCAATCTAATTTAATATTTTTAGTTTTAGATTGATTTATCAAATGTCTTAAACAAGTAATTAAAAATCCACCTGTTCCCATTGCTGGGTCAAAGATCTTTTCAATTGAACCATTTTTATTTATTTGTGGGTCAATTAATTTTACCATCATTTTTTTAACTTTTGGAGGAGTAAAAAATTGTCCTAATGTTTTACCTATCATAACATCTTGAATTACTTCTTCATATGCTTCACCTAAAATATCTGCTTCAATAGATTCAAAATCAAAACTACTTAATTTAGTAATTAATTTTTTATAAGTTGATTGATTTGTAATATCAAATCCTCTTCCTTTAAGAAATATATTTTTAGTTTTAGGATGAACTGCTAAAATATCATCCCATAAATATTTCATATTAGTTGGTATATTATCTTCTTTTTCTTGTGCTAATTTACTAAATCTTACAATTGATAATAATTTCTTTTTATGATTATCAATCATATCATCTTCGATATGACTAAAATCATAATTAAATTCATCAATATCAATAGTCTTTCCAAATTGAGGTTCTAATAATCTTAAATCTAATAAATGTGCTAAAGTTCTTAATGCTTTATCACCTGTTAAATGTTCGTTATCTCTTAATGCATCTAAACAATATTTAAAAATTGTAGTTAAATTAGTTTTATTATCATTCTTAACCTCTTTCGTTTGAGTTATTTTTTGAATTTCATCTAATGTAATACATGGAGTTTTTTTATTCTTATGTTTATCATAATCACTCTTTTGCTTGAAATCTTTCTTACACAATTCACAAACATACTTCGACATTCTTATATATATTATAATAAGATAATTTATCTTTAAATTAAAATAATTCAATTTTTATTTTAATTTTTAAACTAAAGTATTTTTTTCTTAATATTTTTATAAAATAACACCTCTTTTTTTTGCAACAGAAGATATCTTAATTATCTCATTTAATTCTTTTACTTTATAATATTCTACCCATAAACCGTTAGGAGGAAAACTTTTATCTAATTTACATAATTCTTGACAAACTAATGATAAATTTAAATAATTCTTTTTAATTTCAGGATTTTCTTTCAAATAGATATCAATCATTTTTTTACACTTATCCATTTCATAATATATTCTTTCAATACCTAAATAATATATCCAATCAAATTGACCTTTGAATCTTTCATCTGGTTTTGATGGTAATCTAACATCTTTAGAACATAATTCATAATATAATTCTTTACTATTAATTTTAATATTTTTTTCTTGTATAATTTTTCGTGCTTTCTCATATGTAATATCAAGTGCATGTCTTGGAATTGTTTTTAATCTTAACGATTGTGTTAATTCTTCATCATAATAATCAAATTTATCAATAGTATTTATATTATTATCTGATTTTTTACCTGCTTTATTTATTGGAATTTTATAAACTTTAACTTTTGTCATAATAGTTTCATCTTCTAATCCCATTTGATAAATTACTTCTCTTACTTTTTTCAAATCATTATTATCATTATTTTCTAACCAATTATCACGATTCAAAATAGGTAGTATAATTTTAGTAATTTTGTTAGGTTCTTCTTTATTTTTTCTACTTGCTCTTAATGTTGATTGTACTATTCTAATATTTGCTGTCATATTTTCAGCAATAACAACACCGTCTAATTTTGGAAAATCCCATCCTTCACCTAAACAATATACACAAGTAATAATTCCAAATTGTGCTTTTTGAAATTTATCTATAATATTTGTTTGTTCCTTTGTTTTCATATCACTAATATAATTTGAAAAATATAAATTAGGTATATCAAAATAGTTATCATTAATTAATATCTTAATATAATCAATTAATTTAATTGAATTTTCTTTATTATTTGAATATATTAATAAATGATGAGAATTACCATCAAATATACTTTTTAAAGTTGCATAAGCACTTAAAAATAATCTTTTATCATTTTCATCATTAATATTAAATTTTTTAAATTGTTCTTCTAATTGTTCTTCATCTGTAATAATTGTTTGAATTATATAATCACATATAATTTTTTCAGTGATCGCCCATAATAAACATTTTCTATCTATAATTTCACCAAAATAATTTATATTATCATTAGATACAATAGATAAATCAGTATTTGAAGTTTCTAAATTTTTTAAAGTTGCTGTTAATGATAATTGTTTAATTGATTTTATATTTAACATTTCAACATAAGTTTGAGTTGTATTTTCTAATTTCATATTTGAAGATGTTAAATGATGACATTCATCATTGATTTTCATATCAAAAATAATATTTAATTTTTTACTTACTGATAATACTTTATGACAAGAAGAATATGTAGTAATTATAATAAATGATTTATTATTTTTTAAAAAATCTTCAATATCTTCAGTTGTTATACCACCTTTTACTAATAAAAAATTAGTAGTTGGAAATATTTTTTTAATTTCAATAGACCATTGTTTTACTAATAATTTATTAGGAACACCTATAATAATTTTTGAAAAATTTAATTTTTGTGTAATCCATAATGATATTAAAGTTTTACCAACGCCACACATTAAAATTAACATACCTTTCTCATTTATTTGAAAATAATTATATGATTTATTTATAATTATTTCTTGGTCTGCTCTTGGAGTTAATTCATTTACTATTTGATTTTTCATTGGTTTTTCATTTGGTTGAAAAGATTCTGGTTTATTATCATATTTCTTCTTATCTAAAAAATTATGAGTATCATGTACTTCATACTTAATATTTCTTTTATCTAATACATCAATAATAGACTTATGAAACTTCTTATTATCTTTACAATAAAAGTATTCAGTTTGAAAAAACTCATTTCTTTCATTTTTATGTAATTGTAATATTTCATCTTCAATAACTAATATTTCTTCTCGTGTTAATTTATCTAAAAATTCATAATAATAAACATATTTAGAATCACTAAATATTGCTAAATAGTCAATCCATCTATATTCTATTCTCATAGACATTCCAAATTTAATTGTTTCATCTTTTGCTAATTGATTTGTTGTTAATAAATATAACCCAATCATTTTAAGTATATGATATATCTAATAATTAACTAATATTTATATAAATCAATTTTTTACTTAGAAATATATTATTAGATAGAATAATGAGTGTATTTTATGCATATTCTAACAATAGAGATGAAACAAGAATGACATATGAAAAAGTATGTGATAATATAGATAATATTATTGATGTTTGTGATAATGATCTAAATAATTCTCATCAATTATTGAATAAAATTAAAAATCATATAAAAACAGCAGATATATTTGTATGTGATATAACTCCCGATTACATAATAAATAATACAATATCATTACCAAATCCTAATGCTATGATTGAATTAGGATATGCTTTACGCTATTTTGAAAATAGTAATATTATATTATTATTGAATAAAAAAATATGTGATAAAATACCATCAATGTTATCAGGTTTTGAATTACTTTATTATAATAGTGATGATACCGACTATTATTTAGATATAGTTGATAAGATAAAAAGTAATGTTAATAATTATAAATCAAATGAAGGATGGAAAACATTTGATTATTCATTATCTCAAAAATTTTTAACATCCTTACAAGGTATTATTGATATTAATCTAATTGATTATACTATTAGAATCAATAATAAAATAAATCAAGCAGTCATATTATTCCCATGTAATAAAGGTTATACAAGAAAAATTAATGTTATTAGTAAAAAATTAACATTAAAAAATAAAGAAATTTGTCTTTCAAATTATGATAATTTATATAATGATTTACAACATTTAGAATTAATTATAAATTCTAAAAAGGACTCTTAAAATCGGCGTTTTAAATGTCTAAAGGTGTAAAATCTTATTATTATATAAATTATATTTGAAGGCATTATATACTATATATGGTTGGTCATAACAAGAAAAATAATGAGGTCTTTTAATAATATCTTCATTAATTTTATTAAGTAAATCTTTAATTTTTTCACAATTATTAAACAATAGTATTCCACTTGTAAATGCTGATTTATCATCATAATTATTTACTTCATTACCAAATAGCGTTTTTCCCCAATAATCAGCATCACTATGTATTTCACCTTCTTCTAATACATATAAAATATCTTCTTTACAAACATCAAATACTTTATTAATATCATCTTTTACTAGAATATCTGTATCTAAATAAAGTATTTTATTATAGTTTTTTATAGAATGTAAATTAAACAAATCTAATCTTGCTTTACACGCTTTATCAATATTATCATATGTATCATTTATTTCAAATTTTATTTTTTCATCATTAAATAAATGACTTTTTTTAATCTTATTCATAAATGATGTAGATGTATAAACTAATATATTTGTATTTTCATCTAAATTACCATATATAAATATACTTTCTAAAAGAAGGAAAAACATATCAACATATTTTTCTTGATTAAATACACATATAAAAATACAATTCATTATTATATATTTATTATTATATAATAAAATATTAAACGAATTATTTGTCCCATTTTAAATCTTCAATGGTGTAAATCATGATTAATAATTTTTACAATAAATGATATAAAAAATTAATTTATAAAATAATATTTCATATTGTTGTTTGCTATATTTAATTGGTCTTATATGGTGTCATTAAATAATATCAAATCAGATATAGGTCATTACGAGGTGAATCCTTTTTGTTGAATATATAATGAAATCATAGCAAAATGATGATATGATTGTGATTAAAGAATCATACATATTGGTCATGTTACATATTGGTGATCTAATCTTCGTGAAGACTTTAGGGTGAGTGTATAATGACATCATACCATAATTATGATATAATTGTGATTAAAGAATCATACATATTGGTCATCTTATATTGGTCATCTAATCCAGGGTCATAACTTCGTGAAGACTTTAGGGCGAGTTTACGAGCCCTCATTCTTTATTGTCATCTTATATAGGTCATTATTCTTAGAGACATCTCTGCTAATTTATATGGTGTCATTAAAGAATATCATATCATTTATAGGTCATCACTACGTGAAGACTTTTGGGCTAATTTATATGGTGTCATTAAAGAATATCATATCATTTATAGGTCATCACTACGTGAAGACTTTTGGGCTAATTTATATGGTGTCATACCATAATTATAATATGATTGTCATTAAAGAATCTTATATATTGGTCATCTAATCCAGGGTCATCACTACGTGAAGACTTTCGGGCAAATTTATAATCATATCATACCATAATTATAATATGATTGTCATTAAAGAATCTTACATATTAGTCATCTAATCCAGGGTCATCACTTCGTGAAGACTTTTGGGCAAATTTATAATCATATCATACCATAATTATAATATGATTGTCATTAAAGAATCTTATATATTGGTCATCTAATCCAGGGTCATCACTACGTGAAGACTTTAGGGCGAGTTTACGAGCCCTCATTCTTTATTGTCATCTTATATAGGTCATCATTATTAAAGACTTATGGGCTAATTTATATGGTGTCATTAAAGAATATCATATCATTTATAGGTCATCACTTCGTGAAGACTTTCGGGCGAGTTTACGAGCCCTCATTCTTTATTGTCATCTTATATTGGTCATCTTATATTGGTCATCTAATCCAGGGTCATCACTTCGTGAAGACTTTCGGGCGAGTTTACGAGCCCTCATTCTTTATTGTCATCTTATATAGGTCATTATTCTTAGAGACATCTCTGCTAATTTATATGGTGTCATGAAAGAATATCATATCATTTATAGGTCATCACTACGTGAAGACTTTTGGGCTAATTTATATGGTGTCATGAAAGAATATCATATCATTTATAGGTCATCACTACGTGAAGACTTTCAGGCTAATTTACCTATTAATATATCATATTTCTTTTATTTCTACAATTTATTCTTTAATTATTACATTTTATTTAATAAAATTAAATAAATATTTAGTTTTATTAATTCCGCCATTTTTATTTTCTATTTTATATATTATAAAGAAAATTTTGAATTTTG